GGAACCGGAAGACCTCGCGAGCTTAAGCACGACATACACGGATTTGCATAGTCTTGGTCTCCCCATCCCCACCGCCCACATCTATGAGCGCTTTGGGGTTCCGGCTCCCGAGCCTGGCGACGAAGTTCTAAAGGCCGGCCATGTCGAAACAACTAACAAGGCTTTCTATAAAACTACTCAACAAATACTAAACAGCTCCAAAACCGCAGACTCCCAGGCTGCTATTGATCGGCTTATTGATGCCGCGCTTGTCAAGGCCCAAGGCCCTGCCGAAGCTATGGCCAAACCGATCTTGGCGGCTATCAATAATGCTCAGGACTGGGACCAGGCCCTGGGCAACCTGCTCCAAGCATACCGAGACATGGGCTCAGACGACCTGGCCGCCGTGCTGGAACGGGCGGTGATCGCGGCTGAAGTCAACGGACGCCTAAGCGCAGATCCGCAGGTGGCTCAAAAAATCAAAAACAAGGCCAAAAGCTACCAGCGGGAGCTTAACAGCCTGGAATCATTAATACTCGAACCGGTTGACCCGGAAGAAGCTATTGATTTTTGGGAGCGGCAAGCTCCGGTCGACCGGGCGACGTTTGACGCCTTGGCAGATGAGGCCAAAACCAGGGCGTTTACAGTGGCCGAAGTTGCCAAAGACGACATGTTGACCGGCATGTTCCAGGCTGTCGATGCCGCGATTAAGGCGGGCACAACTTTTGCCGAGTTCAAGCATGCTGCTGATCTGCTTGGGCTTTCGCTTAAGCCTCATCATTTGGAGACCGTATTTCACAATAACGTTCAGTCGGCCTACATGGCCGGCAGATATCGCCAGATGGTCGATCCTGATGTGCTTGATGCACGGCCGTATTGGCAGTACGACGCTGTGGGCGACAAGCAAACACGCCCAAGCCACGCCGCGATGGACGGCAAAATTTACCATTCCGGACATCCGATCTGGTCAAGCTGGTATCCGCCGAATGGCCATAGATGCAGGTGTGATGTGGTCTCACTCTCGGCTGAAGAGATGCGCAGGCAGGGACTCTCGGAGTCGACCAAGCCTGTGCCTGGCGTTGAGCCCGACGAAGGCTGGTCACACAGCGTGGGCGAAAGCGGCTGGGGGCGTGGCCTGGTTGAAGCCCAGTTCAGCGGCATGGCAAAGCGTGGCGGCTGGAGTTACCGGCCTGATCTTTGCCCGAATCCTGATAAGCCACCGCTGAAAATCAAGGGGTCTCCGCAGCCAAGCTTGCCTAAAGCTAAAAATAGACTTCTTGAATCAATGAACGAAGATGAGGTGCGGGAGCACTATCGCCGGGAATCGATACAGCGAATCGGGATGCAGATTGGCCCGGACGACAAGGTGCAGGATTTACCGCTTAAAAACGGAGTGGTAATGGCGGGCCGCATGCTTGAGCATGCCGGAAACAAACCATCTGATTTGGCAAGAGGCCGGTTTTTAGGCTTGGCCCGCGAAGTAGTGGAAAGCCCCGACGAAACATGGCTTGTTCCCGGCTCTTCTCATGATGGCCGGGTGTCTCTACGCAAAAGATATCTGAAATTTTATAAGGCTGACGCAAAAAATACTGAAAAAGCAGTGCTTTGCATGGCAGAAGCCGAGCGCGGAGTTTGGACGGTTTTTAATGTGTATCCGGTCGGCCGTGACTGGACAAGAAATAGAAAAGGGCTGCTCCTCTAGAGGCACAGCCCTTTGGGTACAGGCTGAGGTCATGTCCTGCCACGCCTGTTCACAGCGCCGGTTGAAGAGGGACATCTCACCGACCCAGGACTTATAGGATAAGGCTAAATCATATGAAAGTCAAGGGCTTTAAATTAATCGAAATTTTGAATTCAGGGCAAGCTGCTGTACCTGAATGGGTCCATTTGTTGGCTCTGGGAAAGCTGAACACGAGCGATGGTTTGGTTTTCCTGGTTGACGATGTTTCCGCATCCAAGATCATGGCCAATTTTAAAAAACGGGAATTGGACATGGTTGTGGATTATGAGCACCAAACCCATTTTGGCGAGACCGCTCCGGCTGCCGGATGGATCAAGGATCTGGAAGTCCGTGAAGACGGGATATGGGCAAGGGTTCAATGGACGGACCGGGCAAAAGAATACATTAAAAACAAAGAATACCGTTACTTAAGCCCGACGACCTGGATTGAAAAGAGTAGCGGTAGAGTCTTGGCTATAAGCGATGTGGCCCTCACCAACACTCCGAGAATCAACGGCTATAAGCCGCTAACTAATAAATCCCAAGGAGCTGGAAACATGGATTGGCTCGAAAAACTGCGGGCCCTTTTGGGGCTGGACGAGGGGGCCGACGCCGGGCAAGCGGTGGCGGCTGTGGAGAAACTGGCCAACAGCAACAAGGCGTTGCCAAAGTTGGCCAAGCTTGTCGGCCTGGGCGAGAAAGCCGGTGGTGATGAGGTGGCCACGGCGATTGAGGCCAAGCTTAATTCCGCCGGGCAGGCGCAAGCCGCAATACCCGGTGAGGTGATCGCGGCCCTGGGCTTGAGCGCCGATGCCGGGCAAAGTGAAGTCTTGGGCGCGATCAAGGGTCTTAGGGAGGGCTCAAGCCAGCTAGAGCCTTTGCAAAACCGCATTGCCCAGCTCGAAAGCGCCGAAGCCGATCGCCAGGCAGAAGAGCTTTTGAATAAGGCGGTGAGCGAAGGCAAGGTCGCGCCGGCCAGCCGCGAGGCGATGAAGGCCTGGGCGCTGAAAGACGCAAAGGCCTTTGCGGCTTATGTCAACAGCGCCCCTAAAGTTATCCCTGTCGGGACCTCGTTGCCGCCTGGCTCAGACACGCCCACCAGTGCTGGCCAGCTGGACGAGGCCCAGCGCGAGATGAATTCAATGTTTGGGGTCTCGGACGAGGCCTTCAAAAAGTACGCTGCTGAAAAGGAGGTTTGATCATGCTTAGTGCAGATCGAGAAACCCAATATAGGCCGGCGGTTGACATTGATCATCCTGTCGCCGCCGACAAAAGCATCTACCTCGGTGCGCTGTGCTGCCTGAGCGCCGGTTATGCTCTGCCCGCCTCTCCTGGTGCTGGTGAGTTTGCCGGTGTGGCGCAGGTCCAGGCAGATAACGCAGGCGGAGCAGCCGGGGCCAAGATCATCGTTTTGCGGAAACAGGGAGCCTTCCGGGTCAAGGCCTCGGGCCTCACTGTTACCGATGCCGGGAAAACGGCTTATGTCGTGGACGATGAAACCGTGGGCATCGGCGCGGCTGGAACCGCCGTGGCCGATGAATCCCTGGTCGCCAGCCCTGGCGGCACAGCCAAGGCCTTTGACGGTATTGCCGCAAACGGCAGCATCGTGCCGGGCACGTTTGATGTGAGTGTGACTTTTTCGGCCACGGCTTACACCATGACCGACGACGGCAAGGGGCGGCTCAGCCACGCAAGCGTGGGTAAGGGCTGGGTCGATTACAAGTCCGGCCGATGGGGCCTGATCTGCGATACAGCGCCGGATGATGCCGCCATTACTGCGAGTTATCGCAAGGACGCGGTGCCGGTCGGCAAAATCCTTCGAGCCGATTCGACCTCGGCTTGGATCATGATTGGAGGTGGCAAGTGATTATCAATGCTCAAACAATTACGAGCCTTAACAAAACCGTACGAGTGATTTTTTTCGAGGCCTTGGAGGGATTTGATTCCCTTAAAGCCAAGATCGCCATGCCCGCCCCCAGTCAGTCTCCCCAGAATGATTACTCTTGGCTTGGCCATTTCCCGCGTATGCGGGAATGGGTGGGAGACCGCGTCACCAAGGCCTTGGCCGCGCACGGATTTGTGATTAAAAACAAACCCTTTGAGGCAACCATCGGCATCCGGCGCGACGACATCGAAGACGACAACTTCGGGATGTACCGCCCCATGATAGCTGAGCTTGGCCGCGCGGCGGCTGAACACCCGGATGAGTTGCTGGCAGAGCTAATATTGAATGGCCACGAGCAGCTCTGCTATGACGGGCAAAACTTTTTCGACACCGACCACCCCGTCAAGATTGGTGACGAGGTGACGGTTTACTCCAATTATGGCGGCGGCTCCGGTGACTTGTGGGTACTGCTCTGCACTATAAAAACTCTTAAGCCTTTTATCACCCAAACACGCCGCGAACCCGATTTAATCGCCCTGGATGACCCCAAAACCAGCGAGGCCGCTTTCCGTCGCGCCGAATACGAGTATGGCGTGGATTACAGGGGCAACGCCGGCTACGGCCTTTGGCAACTCGCTTATGCCAGTCGCCAACCTCTGAATGCTGACAACTACACAGCGGCCAGGGTTGCCTTGCAGTCCCTGAAGTCAGATTCCGGCAAGCCCTTGAATATCAAGCCCGACACCCTGCTGGTGGGGCCAAGCCTGGAATCTGCTGCGCGTGAGCTGCTCAAAAACGAGCGGACAGACGCGGGCGCGACAAACAAGTGGTACGGCACCGCCGAACTAATCGTCTGGCCGCTGTTGGCTGAGTAAAGGAGGTCGAAATGAAGATTCGAATCAGATCAACCCAAAAGGGTGGCTTTTGGAGATGCGGCAGGCATTTTGGCTTCGGCTTCCAGGAATATGACACCGAAGACTTCAGCGATGAGGAACTGGGGAGGATCGCCGAAGACCCCATGCTTGTCGCAGAACCTGTTGAGTTCAAGCCCGAACCCGAGCCGGAGCCGGAGCCGGAAGAAGCCGACCTGGAAGCGACTCTGTCCGACGGCAGAGCCCGCTGCCAGTACGTAGGCGATAGCGGCAAGCAGTGCCGCTTTGCCGCTGTCGAGGGCTCTGATTTTTGTCACGACCACCAGCCTGAGCCGGAGGACTAAGCGGTGGCTTACTGCACCTTGGCCGACATTTTAGACAAAATCCCTGAATCTGAAGTCATCAACATGACTGACGACGAAGGCGAAGGCGTTGTCAACCAGGGCCGGGTTAATGATGCCATCGCAGACGCACAGGCCCTGATAGACAGCTATGCAGGCAAGCGGCACAACGTGCCGCTTGATCCTGTGCCTAGAGTGATCCAGCGGGCTGCCTGCGTAATTGCAATCTATAACTTGTTTGCACGAAGGCTGGGCGCTCCGGAAGAATGGCAACGCAGGCATGAGGCCCAAGTGCGGTGGCTGCGGGATCTGGCAGACGGCAAGGTGACTTTGGGCGGTGGTGACCCCACAGGCACGCCGAATGCGGAGCCTGTTTTAGCTCAAAGTCAGACAAGGATATTCAGCCGCGACACCTTGAAGGATTTTTAACCATGCTCCACCTGTCGCTCAAAACAAGCCCCGAAGCCGTTAAGCGGCGGCTTGCGCGCTTCAACGGTCGGGCAAAAGACCTTAAACCTTTGCGCAAGGAATTCGCCGAATGCATGGTCAGCAGCACCAAAAAAACCTTTTCCTCGGGCGGCAGGCCGAACAAGTGGAAGCCATCAAAGCGGGCCGCGACAACCGGCGGAAAGACTCTTATCAAGTCCGCGCGGCTCAAGAAGTCGATCACCGGCAAAGTCCGTGGTGAAGATGTCCTGGTGGGAACCAATGTGGCGTATGGCCGGGTGCATCAGCTTGGGATTGATGAGCGCGTAACCGAGCATGTCAAAACTCACACTCGCAGGACAAAAATCGGAGTGAGCATCGTCAAGGCCCATACCAGGACCAGACGTATGAAGCTGCCAGCCAGGCCGTTTTTAAAAGTCCTGGCCAGTGATCGCCGTTACCTGAGAAAAGCCCTTAAGCGGCATATGGCAGGTGGCAAATGATTGATTTGTTGGCAGCTGTAAAAGCCAAGCTGGAGGCCACGGCGGCCTTCAAGCGTGTGTTCTACAGCGAATACCAATCCGCTGAAGGTGACTATGTACCGCGGTCTTTTCCGCTTCCGGCAGTTGGCATCAAGGATCGCGGCGAAGGCAACCCTGAAGATCGGACAGCCGGCGGCATGACCAGGTTTTTTGACTTCCGGGTTGTGGTTTATTCGCCCCTACCTGGCCGGGAGACCGGAGACGGATTGATGCCGATCTTGGCACTTGGCGAGCAGGTGCGCCAGGCCCTGCATCGGCACTGCCTCGGCTTGAACGGTATTTGCAGGTATGAGGGTGCGGAAGAGTCAACCGCGATTGAGTTTAAAGCCCGCGCGGCCATGCGCCTGGGTTTGAACTTTAGCTACGAATTGGAGGGCTGAAAATGAGGGCGCGACACGCATATCATAACAAGCTGGTCGTCTCTGCCGGGAATAAAGAGCGGCAACTTAACGAGCCCAGGCCGCCTGATACTTTGTTTTTGGTTGAGCTGGGCGACATTTTGGGCAGTGGGACCAGGTCCGAGGCCGAGGGCCTTTTGGCCGGAGGTCCTGCCGAGAGCCAGAGGACTTACAAGTTGGGCGGCACGGCAGAAGGCGCAATTAACTTCGAAAAAATGCAGCCTCAGCACTTGGCTTTTCTGGCCGCTTACGGTATGGGGAATTGCTCAACCGAGGCCGCCGGAACCGGGTATCTGCACACACTCACACCGATCAACACAAGCCTTGATGCGCGCCGGGATCTGCCCACATTTACTGGGGTGCAGCAACTCGGGGGCAGCATTTTTAAACGGCTTTTCGCCAGCCTGGCGGTTGACAGCTTTACCTTAAGTTTCGCCTCTGATGACTGGGTTAAAGCAAGGGGCCAGCTCAAGGGCACTGGCAAGACCCAGCT